CTGCTGCATCTGTAACTGATCTTTCGGATGTTGACCAGGCACTTGCAACAACTGATAGTCCCACCTTTGTTACTGTCACTGCAAATCTGACTGGTAACGTTACAGGTAATGTCACTGGCAATGCATCTACAGCAACTGATGCAGTAACAGCAGATGAACTTAGAGCACGAAGCATTACTACTACTGGTGCATATGCAGTTACTTTTGTTGAGAGTACTGTTGATCGCGATCATGAGTTCTTTACTGATGGCAATGCTTCGGAAGCACTCCTTTATAATCCTGGTACTAAAGTACTGCAAGTTTCTCATGTTGAAGCAGCTTCTGTTGATGGTGAAATTGGATTGATGGGTACTGCACCCGCCAGTGCTACTGCAACTGGTACTGCTGGTGATATTCGTTATGATGCTGATTATGTCTATGTTTGTGTTGCTACAAACACTTGGAAAAGATCCGCCCTCGCTACTTGGTAAACTAAATGTCCGCTACAAGACCCGCTTCTAAAACAGAGTTAAAAAATTATGCTCTTCGTAGATTAGGTTATCCTGCCATCGACATTAATGTGTGTGATGAGCAGTTGGATGACCTAATTGAAGAAGCAATCGATTACTTTCAAGAGTTTGCTTATAACGGAAGTTACAAGGCATTCATCAAAATTCAAGTAACTGATGCCATTAAAACTGCTGCAAAGTCTACGACACAGATGGGTGCAACTTCCTGGTATGAAGGAAATGAATATGTTTCTCTTCCACCAGGAGTTTTAGCAGTCAATCATGTTTATAGTCAAATTGGTGCTTCTAGCGTAACTCCTGGTAATATCTTTAATATCAAATATCAAATCTTCCTGAATGATATCTACGCGATGACGCATGGACACATCCTACATTATTTTATGACATCTCAATATCTTGAGACACTTGATTGGGTAACAAATTCTTCTATGAATCGTAGAGTTAGATACAATGAGTATCAGGGTAAACTTTATCTTGATTTTGACTGGAATGAGTTACAAGCAGGTGATTATATTGTTGTTGAAGTCGTGATGCGTCAAGACCCCGAAACTTATACTGCAATGTATAATGATGCTTGGTTAAAGGACTATGTTGAAGCATTGTTCCAACAGCAGTGGGGTAGAAACCTCAGTAAGTATGATGGCATTCAAATGCTTGGTGGTGTAACCCTTAATGGTCGTCAAATTCTTGAGGATGCAAGTCAATTCAAGAAAGACCTCGAACAACAAATTCGTGATCAATACGAACTACCTCCAATGGACTTAATCGGTTGATATGACATACCAAAACGATCCTCCACAAAATTGTATTCAGTCAAACTATGCAAGTAGTTGTAGACTAAATCTTAATGGGTCTGCACAGGAGCAGACATTCATGGAAAATTTGATTGTAGAAAGTATTGAACTCTATGGTCAGGATATTTATTATCTACCTAGAACATATGTCAACAGAGATACTATCTTAGGTGAAGTTGAAAATAGTAATTTCACACAAGCACTTTCTGTTCGTGCATATGTTAATAACGTAGAAGGATGGGAAGGACAGGGAGAACTTCTAAGTAAGTTTGGAGTTCGTATTGAAGATAAAACAACATTTGTATTTTCTCGTAAGAAGTTTACTGAAAAAGTAGATGATAATGCTACGTTGAATGTTGAGGGTCGTCCCAATGAAGGCGACTTAATTTGGTTCCCAGCAACAAAGCATCTTTTTGAGATTCAATTTGTTGAAGCAGAAAGACCATTCTATCAACTAGGTAAAGGATATGTCTGGGAATGTCAATGCGAACTCTTTGTCTACAGCGACGAAGACCTCGACACTGGTGTTGCAGAAATCGACGCTATCGAAACTGCCTTCGCCAATTCTATCAAGTTGGTTATGGATGCTGGCGGCACTGGCGACTTTAGCGTCGGTGAGGAGATCGTTGGCGACCTTTATCGTGCCGCAGCGACTGCAACGATTGATTCGGGGGCGGTAAACGCAATTACAATTACTGATGGTGGTGAGCACTATAAGTCTGCTCTGCCACCTACAGTTACAATCACAGGAGGTGGTGGAAGTGGTGCAACTGCGACCGCAACAGTTAGCTCTGCTGGCATCGTTACTGGCATTACTATTACATCTGGTGGTAGTGGTTACACTAGTGCTCCGACCGTTACGATCGACTATTCGCCCAAAGACTCTAGAGCAGAAGTCAAGTCCTGGAATAGTTCTACAAGAGAACTCCAAGTCATCAACAGAACAGGAACATTCAATACCTCTGAAACAGTGAAGGGTCTGACTTCTGGTGCTCTCTGGAGTCCTGAGTCTTATAACACTCTAAATAATACAAATACTGCCGATAGTATTGACCAGAACTACTCGTTTGAAACACAAGACGACGACATTCTTGACTTCACTGAAACTAATCCATTCGGTTCTATTGGGTCCACTACTGATACTACAATCTGATGTTAGGCACTTATTCATATCACGAGATTTTTAGAAAGACCATCGTAGCGTTTGGTACGATGTTCAATAACATTGAACTGCAACGTAGCGATGGGGTCATGAAAGTGCCTCTTGCATATGGTCCAAAGCAGAAGTTTTTGGCACGCTTAGATCAAAATCCAGATCCTACAAATAAGAGAGTTCAAATCACTCTTCCTAGGATTTCGTTTGAGATCAACGGCATCCAATATGATTCATCTAGGAAAGTATCGCCAACTCAAAAGATTAAGTATGCAAAAGATGTAGACGAAAATAAAAATGTCTTCATGCCAGTACCATACAATCTTTCTTTTGAATTGGCAATCATGTCCAAGAATCAGGAAGATGGTCTGCAAATCTTAGAACAAATTCTACCCGTATTTCAACCTCACTACAATCTGTCGGTGAAGGTGCTTCCCGAGGTAGATGAAGTTAGAGATGTTCCTGTTGTTTTGACTAGTGTAGATTATGAAGATACCTATGAGGGAGATTTTCAATCTCGTAGGGCAGTTATTTACACACTTCAATTCACTGCTAAGACATACCTTTATGGTCCTGTCACCGATGCGAAGACTATCAAAAAGGTTATCACCGATTACTATACCGATACCAATACATCTACTGCACCAAGACAAGTTCGTTATACTATTCAACCCGACCCTGTTACAGCAGACTCGGATGATGATTTTGGATTTGGTATTGTCGATGAAGACTTCACTGATAATAAGAAACGCAATCCTACCAGCGGTGCTGACGAGGCAATTTAAATATGGCAAATCCATTTGAAGGACTCAATGATGCTTTTGGAACCGAACCTTCGGATCTCCAGAAGCATGTTGAGCAAGTAAAACCAACTCTAAAAAAGACAGATACTCCTGACGTGAAGCAGGATTATGAGACTACCCGTGCTCAACTTCATAATCTAGTAATGAAAGGACAGGAGGCAGTTGATGGCATTCTTGATGTGGCACGAGCGTCAGATCATCCTCGTGCTTATGAAGTTGCAGGTCAACTTATCAAAAACGTAGCAGATACTGCCGACAAACTCATTGACTTACAAAAGAAAATGAAGGAGTTAGATGCAGAAGAAAAGAAGTCTGGCCCGTCTACTGTTAATAACACGATGTTTATTGGCAGTACAGCGGAACTACAGAAAATGCTAAAGAAGCAAAAGGAGATAAATAATACAGAAGAAATCTAACTAAGTGTCATGTCATCGAATGTAACCGTACCCGTCCAAGATTTGGGTAGTCTCACTGATAATAGTGACACTCCTCAAACAACTGCTGCATATACAGTGAAAACTGGATACTACAGATTTATCAATGCAGATTCGCACAGCAATCATTTTGCATGGGGTGGTGCTCCTAATGTAGCGACGGATGAAGTGATCCATATGCCTGTTAATGGTGCTGAAATCTTCAAACTTTCAAAACCCAAGGCAGCAAAGATTAAAGGTGCAACTGCTGCTAATCCTTGCGTATTGACCTTGGATGACGATCACAAACAAACGAATATTGTTGTTGGTGACTATGTAACTATCTCTGGTGCTGCTGTTTCTGGTTATAACTTCTCTCACAAAGAAGTTACTGCTGTT